TTCTTAATTATATTTATAAAAAAATCGTGCTGAAGACGATGGTCTGCTGTATGGTGGATATTCATCTCGTTTGCGAAGAGAATAGTATCGGGGTACATGGATAAGCCACGGTTAATAATAAATGCATTATATTCCTTCTCAGCAATATCATCGACCATAATACCTTTTTTGCCATAGGTAATATCGTTTAAGTATTCAAATGGGCTCATCTTTTTTCTATAAAGGCCTCAGCCTCTTCTCTGGTATTGTGTGTAGATTCCTGGACTATGATTCCATTATCTTTTACTTTCATACATCTGAATCTTTCTATGTCGTTTTCAAAGTGTACTATTACTATTTCCCAGCGATAATCTTTTAGTTCTCTTTCGACTATTTCATCGCCGAATGGTAGGTTCATAAACTTTTTCATTTGAAATTTACTCCTGCCATGATTTCGGTACAACATGCAACTACATTAAGCTCATGGTCGGCGACAAAACTATTCTTGTATTGATAGTCAGCCAGTATGAGCACTAGTTGTGGAATGCTTTGTGGTTCCACATATTCGTACATGTTATCGTATATTTTTCTAAACAAAGCAGCAGGTTCAACATCAATATTATCAGTTACCCATTGTCTCATTTGTTTAAAGTTCTTGTCCTTTAAGGCTTTCATTAGATTGTTAAGCGATACTTCTTGGATACTAACCAAAATTCCTGAATCGATTGTACCAGATAAAGAATACCTTTGTAATTCGTTGAGAACACGTCTCCAGTCTGGCATGTGCTTCATTATCAATTCTGCGATAACAGGCTCGTCGTACCCGCACTGTTCTGAGTTAAGGATATGGGTTACACGGGCCATAAACGATACACACAGTTCAGCTAGGTCGTTCTTTTTAACATTAAATTCAACAACCGAACACCTAGAATGTAGTGGCTCGATGATTCTATTCTTAAAATTACAGGTCATTATGAACCTACAATTGTTACTAAACTCTTCTATGAATCCTCTAAGCGCAGGTTGGGTGGACTGGGGGTTTAGATAATCTGCTTCATCTAATATAACCACCTTGTATCCACCCTGTAAACTTACGGTCGAGGCAAACTGTTTGATTTTATGTCTGAGGGTATCAATGTTTCCTTCTTCAGACCCATTGATTAATAAATAATCCAAATCTAATTCATTACATATCGCCTTAGCGACTGTTGTTTTACCTACTCCAGCAGTACCAGTGAATAACAAATTTGGTAATTGTTTACTCTTTAGTATCTCTCTGAATGTATCCTTTAAGGCTTTTGGTAATATTGTGTCCTCTATTGTCTGAGGTCTGTATTTTTCAACCCATAAATATTCTGTCATACCATTTTACCTGTTTCTAAATCAACACCAGCGTCATCTACGACTCTGTATTTTGGTGGGTCTAATAAGACCTTTTCTCTTCTTGATAAGCCTGGAGAGTTAGTATCCCATTGAACAACTGTGTCCAATCTGAAACTTCTCCATGCGTTTTTATCTAATGACCATACTGGAAATGCTTCCATTTGTGTGGCCCCGTAATTAACTTTATTTGTAACACCAGCTTTTTCTAAAGCTTTAGGTTCAAGTGTACACGGCATTACTCTTAGTTCGCCTGTGTCTATTTTTTTAAATGTTACTGTGACTTGCCCGGTTTGTAAAGCCTCGAGCAAAAGGGCTTTTTCATTTATATCCATAATATATCCTTTTATAATAAAAAAAGGGAGACAGAAGCCTCCCCCATAATTTAACTAGCTGAATCTGATTCAACAGGTTCATCAGTCATCACTTCTGATTCCGGTACGGAACCTTCAGGTGTTGGCTCGCCTTCTTTAGTAGCTGCGTTGAGGAAAGAAACGATTCTGTTTCTTAATCCACCAACTGCTTCTAGTTCAGGACCTTCAAACCCACCTCTTTTGGAACACAAATCAATGATTTGTACCATGGTGGATATGTCCTGTAAAGACAATTGAACTTGCTCAGTTTCGGCCATTTCAGTATTTACTTCTTCTGCCATTTTGTTTCTCCTTTGCAAAGATTGTTAACAAAACAAAAAGACCCTTGCGGCATCTTTTTATTACTCACAATGTATTTATACATCAAATTGCGATGATTTTTCTAAAGCGATAAAATAAGAAACCGGTTTGGTTTTATTTGTCCACTTGGAAATCAGCTTTGATGATATTTGTACATCGTACTCTCCGTCAATGATTTTCATATTAGATATGTTCATCACGAACGAAAACTTATGACCAGTTGTATTTGGTCCTAAATCTGTTTCAAAAGTATTGGCACTTGAATCTTTAGTGTCAAATACTTTTATTGATATTGAATCATCAGTACCCATAATGGCGACATCAAGATGTCCCAGTACAGATGCTGCCTTTTTAGTTTTGGATAATATTTCCTCTGTTAGAGTAATATTGACCTCACTGCTTGGCATTGTGATTTCTTTATCAGGCGTTGTCAGAATACTTGGCTCTGCAAAATAAAATTTCACCCTATTGGTGTTATTCTTTATTTGAACCGAGTTGTCCTCGAACATTAATGTTGCGTCATCGACTAATGAATAGGTAGATAAAAATTCGTTTAAATCATATATCCCCATTTCGGTTGGAAAATCTTCCACAATATCAGCCACAGCCAGAATGTTTTTTGCCTCAGAAATTGTTTTCAAGGATTGTCCTGGCCTTAGGACGATATTGGAATTGATTGCTCCAAAATTAGTTAATAAAGCGATAGTATCTTCAGATAATTGCATTTGTTTCTCCATAATTAATAGTTACTATTATACCATAAAAAGAGTTCATTGTAAACCCTCTTTTTCATTTTTGTCATGTACATCTAAAGCGATTAAGGCATAATGTAGTATCTTTAACAGGTCTTTTCTGTTATAACCATCTTTTTTCCCATACCTCTGAGCATATTTTAGTACATTCCCTAAAGCGAAACCCATACCATGGTCACAGTCTACAATAAACTCAGTTGACTGAAATTTATTCTTGCTGTAATGACCATCATAGGTTTTACTTACATAATTCAGAAGCTCTTCAATTAGAGCTCCTTCGTTAAACTTAAAATTTGTTTTGTTTTTCTTTTTATTAAATAACATTATTTCCTTTTGAACTATTTAGCGTGTGTGGTAACCATTGCAAATTTATTAATCTATCACTTCCACCTTTTGTTTTAGGTATTATATGGTCTGCCGCTAAATTAATTAAAGTATATGTTTTTCTTTCCCTTGCACTCATTGATTTCCAAACTCTATTTGGTAGACCTTTTGGTGTATTCATTGTAGAAAAATCAGTATTTAATTCCAACAATCTTCTTGTTATAATAGATTGGTCTGGTAAATTGCTTACTTTTCTACCATTAGTACAATTAACAACATATCCATTCGAGTGAAAGGCATATATTGATGTTTCTATTGTCTTAAACTTGCATTTACTAGGATTAAGATTGGTAACCATTACACTATCTCCTCTTCAGTATCAACCGTGTAAGCATCCTCATCGACCTTTGTGTAAAGGTCTAGGAATGCTGCCTTGGTATCTTCATCGAACCTAGATATGCATAGGTCAATTGCCTTTGCTCTATCTGAGAAGATTGAATAAGTTTGAACGATATGGCAAAGCCTTCTTGTTGAAATAACTTCGTCCACTCCATCGTCATAAAATGTTTTTCTGATAATGTCAGCCCATGTAACTAGTTTGTCAGCAAAATCTTGGTCAATTGAATTGAATTTCTCCATGTGCTTGAGGACAATTTTCTTCTCAATGTTAAGAGAAGCAAACTTCTGGTCAACCGAAATAGTAAACCTTTCTAGGAATGCCTCGTCAATGATTGATGCAGCAGTAAATCTGCCATCTTCAGAACCTTTGCCTTTAGTATTGGCAGTAGCGATAACGTTAAATCCAGGAGCCGGAGATACAATTTCTCCAGTCTTTTTAACCAAGACAGGTTTCCCTTCTAATATGCCTTGTAGGCACATGATTTTATTTGTCGCTCTATCGATTTCGTCAAGCAATAATATTGCACCGTTCTCCATCGCTTTTAAAACAGGGCCTTTTGAAAAGACTGTTTCACCATTAATCAATCTGAATCCACCAATCAAGTCATCTTCATCAGTTTCAGGATTAATTTGCACTCTGATAAACTCTTTTTTAAGTTTAGCACATGCCTGTTCTACCATAAAGGTTTTACCATTCCCGGAAAGACCAGAAATGTATGTAGGGTAAAACATACCACTTTTGACAATTTTTACAATGTCATGGTATGGGCCCCAAGCAATAAATGTATCATCTTTTTGAGCGAAATTTCTTTCCTCAGAAACGATTGATTGCATCTGTACTGCAGAGGCAGGAATTGGATTAACAACTGAGGTGGATACCACTTCGGCTCTTAAAGGTTCGATAAATGACGCAAGGTCATATGTACCAATTTTAACTCTGTTATCTTTTGTTAAAATTGGGTCCCAGTCTTTGCCGGTGTAGCCTAAAGCTTTTCCAGCATCAACAATTGTTGATTTTCTGAACTGAGCTTGGTCCGGGTATTTCGCCGCCAAGTCTTTCAGTAAAATTGTAGTTGAGGTTTTCAAGTTATTCATAATATAGTTTTCTCCTTATCTTTATTTTAAATATGTGTATATTATACTATATTCTAGGGTCAATGTAAACACGCTAGACGAAAATAATTCATTTATTTTCAGTATCATTAGGCCACCGCCTTTCCAAAATTAGTAAGTAAAGTCTTGTTATTCTTTTTAGACTTACTGTACTTTTTAAACTGTGAAGTTATTTGACCTTTGGTCGCATCATCTTCGGGCGCGAACCCATCATCTTCTGTATTCAAAGCATTACCATGTTTAACAATATAGAACTCATTGTATCCAAGAGTATCTTTAAAGGTAACACATTTGTGTTTTGCATATTGTCTGTTGTATGGCTTACGCTCATCGTTATCGTACATACCATATCCTTCGCCATTACATTGTGCATCAGATATTTTGTACCAGTAGTTAGATGAACCATCAGCAATAAAGAATCCTAGGGTTTTAACACCATATCTTTTTTGCAGATTTTCTAAAAGTGATTGAGTGCCTCTTTTGCCTCTATCGTCCATTTGTACTTTATGTCCATCGACATTAATAACAGTCGGGCCATATGAATCAGTATCTGCATAATCAATCTTTGATGACCTACAGACATTAACTCTGTTTGCATCTCCATCTGAAATTATAACCAAGTTCATCTTGTCAACAGCATTTCTGTTTTTGAATTCTTTAATCATTCTGTGACTGTTTATTAGAGCTTCATTTAATGGAGTTGAACCATATTGCTCAAACTTAGAAAGTATTTGTCTCTCATCGTATGAGTAGCTAGAAATTGATAATTCCTTTCTTAACCAGATGTGAAACATAGCTTCTTCGAATTGACCTTTTTTAAGTTTAGAGGATACAATCTGAGGTAGTGATAAACCGCTGTGGTTAATTTCACCTTCTCTTGGATTTGGCCCTGCATAATTATCTTCGGTATAACCATAAGCATCTCTGCCGAGGTTCTTGTTTGAAGTAGTAAACCCATAAACATCGAATGGAATATTAACTGCTTTACAGAAAGTTACAAGGTGTAAAAGTTGGTCCATAACTTGGCCCATAGTTCCACACATTGAACCAGAGTAATCAATCAGCATCATCATTCCATGATTTTTAGAGTCAGCCAATTTAGTAACTCTTGAAAAAATATCCTCATTAGTTTTATATGACCATAATCTGTTAACATCTATTGAGCCAGTTTTTGCAGTTTGAGCTCTTGAATATCTGTACGCTGCTTTTCTCATTTCAAATTCCTTGACTGCATAATTGACATTTCTTTTAACATCTTTCATATACATTTTAAACTCAGGAATTCTGTTAGCGTATTCTTCTATATCGGCAAACTCTTTTCTGTCTGCTGCCAGTGTAGCATAATCAATAACGAATTGGTCTCTTAGTTCTTTTCTTGGCTCATTGCCGACTTGAACTTGTCTGCCTCTTTCGTCTCTGTCTAATAGAGTGTGTTCTTTTCTTCTGAACGCCTCATCAGTTTCTGATACATCTTCTTCGATTGGTGTTTGATTTTCTACATTACCTTGGCTTTTACCTTCGTCTTCAGCATTGTTTTGAGTAGGTTTATCTTCAGATCCTTTAGAATCATCACCTTCGTCATTACCTTTAGCTTCAGAATTACCTTCTGGTTTTTCGCCAGTAGGCTCTTGGTAATCATCGTGTCCAGATGGACCAGTTTGGCCATCTTCTTTTTCTTGTTGACCTGGAGTGTTTCCTTCAGGCTGTGGCTCAGGCTTTTGAATAAGCTCTGGTGTATTGTCTTGAGTAAAGGCAAGTATATCTCTAACCAATTCAGTAACTTCTCCGAAAGTTTCGGTAGTCATTGCTCTATTATAAAATACAATCTCTTCATCGCTGAATGGAACATCCATTAGATTTCCGACCTTAGCTTTTAGATTGATTTTATCAATTAATTTGATTTCTTCCCAATTAGTATTAATAACAGCTTCTCCAAAGAAACCATCTGCGAATAATTTTTTGTATCCTCTAGACATTGGGCCGACTAAACCAGCGTATTGCTGTTTGATATGTCTTTCAATTCTAGCGTCTTCTATAACATTGATATATGACCTAGGGCAACCCTCTAATTTTTCAGGGCTATCATGCCAACCTTCGAATGGAGTAAATAGTGCGTGTCCGACTTCATGACCAATTAAAAGGTCAGTAACATCTTTACCCATATCTTTCCATTGAGGTAATCCTAGAACTCTGTCTTTTATATCAAACCAAGCTGTGTGATAATTACCATATTGTACAGTAATATCTTCTTTGGCTAATAATTTAGCGAGTGTTGTTTTATGTTTCATTATGCGACCACCTTGATGATAATTGGTAATACAAACAGGGCCAATCCACTTAGGAAGTCTCTGTCCAGTAATCCGTGTTTTCTTAATAGTGTCATAAATATCTCC